TCAATAGCTGGATGATGAAATCGCCTTGGATTCGCTACTTTTTGTCTTTTTTTTCTTTCTTAACTTATTTACTGCTTTTACTTTTTCATCTACGGATATATGGGTATATCGAAGAGTTGTGTTGTATGAAGTGTGCCCCATGATTTCTTTTATGATGGCGGGGGCTACTTTTTTTTCGGCAAGGGCGGTCGCGGTTGTATGACGGCAGCAATATGCATCCAAGGGGCGTATCCCTGTGCGCTGTATGAACTCAGCCCACATTTCGTAAAAATCTTCTATCCGCATGTCGATGATTCCGCCTTTTTTGGATAGGCTGATTTGCTTTTTTATTACGGGAATGATGCAATCAGCCAATGGAATCACTCGATTTATACCCGCCTCCGTTTTAATTCCCCCAATCATGTATTTTTTATCGAGGAAAATGTCTTTTACCCGTTGTGCAAATAACTCGCCTGTCCGCATGCTGGTATAGATCATTGCCAAAGCGTATCCCGCAAAATTATTTCCGTTTTCGTAGTCTTTCCATATCTTTGCTACCTCCTCTGATGTAAATGCGTCGCGTTTGGATTTGGGCGTTTGAGGCAATTCGATATATTGAGCTAAGTTTTTGTTTGGAGGAAGTATTTCTTCTCTTTCTGCAATTTTGTACATATGGGATAAAAGCGTTTTAATATCACGCTTTGGGTAATATGCACCCGGTGCGCCGTCAACAATTTCTTGCATTTCGAGGAATGTAAGCGTTTGAATATCCCGGTGCTGTAACTCCTCGAGGCGGCCCCATGCAGTGAGATAATGAGATTTTTTGTCTTCCGACATTCCTTTATATTTTTTTGTTTCTTTCCAAAGGTTATAAAGGTCGCGCAGAATAGGCGACTTTTCCGAGACAGTGTATTTCCCGTTTTTCAAAATGGGCAAATAGTCCAGAGCGTCTTTTTTTCGGAGAAACCCATCTTTTGTGCGCCGTATATTGGCGCCATTGGCCATGACACGCACTTCAGCTCTCCACTTTTTATTAGGGAGCTGGTACACTGTGCCAGAACCGTTGCCGCGCTGTTTTCCTTTCTTTTGCTGCATGGTTTGTTTCTTTCCGCACCAATTGCAGAACATACTTTCATTGGGAATTTCTTTGCCGCATTTTTTACATAACATAAAAACACCTCCGGGCGCACTTTACAAAGCCTGCCCAAAGGTGGTACAATCACATTGTCGGACGGATTGCCCATTGGGTAAGCTGTTCTATATAAACGCTTCGGTGTTGGTAGCACCGGGGCGTTTTTTATTTTGATAAAATTTCTTTCCAGCTTTCAGGGAAACCAATACAGGAGAGCGAAACGCAATCCGAGTATGCATCCAAAATTCGTTCCAGTTCGAGAAGAACATAGCCATTCCACTCTGCTGCGTCTGAGTACATAAAAGACATTACACAAATCTGGTCAAATACCATCCCCGTAGGAGTACATGCGAGAGGGTGGTGTTTGCAATGCGCTGGAGTTCGGCCATAATTAAAATTATAGATACGCATATAGTGAGCCAAGTGATTTCTAGTGAAAGTAAGGTTTTCTATCCAGCTTGCTAATTGTACCGGTCCCGTGTTATACGAACGAGCAATATCTTTTTTGTATTTTGTTCCCAGATTATCGTAAACCGCGTGAAGATTTCCCATCGTGAACAAATCAACCGCCACCCACATTGGCAAAAATCCATCATAATTATCTATGTGGTGTTTTACAAAAGGCAACGCTTTATTATTTTCAACAGATTTATAAAAGTGTTCAAGAAATCTAATGTACGGTTCATAAGCTTTATAAATTGTCGGTTTTAGGTAAATAAGAGGGTCTCCGGGGAATTGACTTGTAATCGTATACGACAATCGTGTCTTTAATGTTTCTTCAACATCCTCCAGCGCATACATCAATATACGCGTAAACTTTCGATCGAAGTCATAAATGCTCTTGAGGATATCCCAAGAGAGATTATCAATATACGAATCACTTTTTGGCTGTTTAAAATCATGCAAATAGCCGGACAGTCTGTAGTAGTTAATATTGAAAAGGGCACTTTCAACTTTTTCTCTTTCCGAAATTAAAAGCCCACGCTGGGTTAATTTTTCCACTTGTTCATGCAAAGAGAGATGCTTTTTTAACTCTTTCATGGTTATACCCCTAAATGAAATCGACCCCGCCATGGTACGCTGCCTTTCGGCTCGCGTGGCGGGGTCTGTATCATATACACATTATATGCCCGCCGCGTCGATAAATCAACTGGTGTTTTTTCCCATTTGTACCGTTCCAATTCGCTTCATACTATATGTTGTGGTTTTTACTATTCTGTGGTATTTTTTATTGCCTGCGCACTTCGTTCAGATACATCTCTGCGACCTCGCGGCGGACGCCAATGCGTGTTGCAAGGTCGTCCATTGTTTCGCCTTCAAACAGAACATCATCCGGCCAAGGGGCTAAAAGACACGTAGCAAACAGGTCGGCTTCATCTTCGTAGCGTGACGTCTTGAGCAAGGTACAGCGGTCAAGAAAAATGCGGTTCGTGCCCTTATGTAAAAGATGGTGCCCCAGCTCGTGGGCAAGCACAAAAGTCCTGGTGCGCTCGTCAAGGTTGGAATCGACAAACACGATCGTGTTGCCTTCTATTCTTTTATAGATACCCCGAATACCGATCATCGGTAAAAAGAAAAGTTTCACGCCCTGCGATTCTAAGATGTTTTTTGGGTTATTATCACCGTACTTACGAATGACAGCACGGGCGCGATTCAACATCTGCATGTGCCATCCTCCTCCTGCACACTCAGTCTTTTTTCTTTTTATTCTTATACGGATTATACTTTTCGCGGTTCACCTTACGGGCATATTCAAGGCCCATTGCAAGAGCATTGCGGATGCTCTCTTTTGCCTCTTCGCTCGCAGGATCGCCGTCAAACATCAGATCGCCGCTTTCTTCAAGCTCATCCATCATCTTTTCCAATTTTCGCGCTATATCTTTCTGCTCTTTGATACTAAGCCCGTTCCGGCTCTCCGGGGCGGGCTTTTCTTTGTTGCCTAAAAGATAGTCGACGGAGACACCGAAGTAGGCGGCAATTTTGGAGAGCGTGGCAGAAGATAGAGTTTTTGAACGCCCCATTTTTAATTCTGTTAAAGGGGCACGGCTAATCTTTGCTGCTTTGCACATGGCCGTAATATTTGTTCCCTTTTCTTTGCAGAGACTTTCTATAAGATTGTACAATTCGCTCATAACTAGGCGCTCCTTTTGTTTAAAACGCTAAATTACCGCGAAAAGTAAAAACTTGCTTGATTTTTACCAAACAAAGTAATATACTAAGCACAGAGGTTACCGAGAAAAGTAATTTAGCATTGGATGACATCTTTACTATATTACTATTCCAAGTAATTGTCAAGCGAAGAAAGGAGGCGTTTTACTGAATGGCAAAAGTTTGTGATTTCGGCAAAGAAATCAAAAAGCGACTTGTGGATATTAACCAAACGCAAGAATGGCTAATCACTGAAGTCTCACAAGACACTGGAAAATATTTTGACGGTGGATACCTTCAGCGCATTTTGCGAGGTGAAATTTCCACGCCGGGAATAGTTGCAAGCATCTGCAAAATTTTGGAAATCCCAGCACCAACAGAATAACACATTATATGTCCCATAAACCGGACGAAAAGAAGAGGTGAAAGAGATGATAATGAACGTAAAATTCGACAATGAAGAAATCATGAATTTGCTTCAACAGGCAAAAGAACAGATTGACGCATTGCGAACGACAACGATGCGGTTAAACGCGGTACTTGGCATAGCTGTAGAAAAAGAGCCGCTGGATGGGCCCAGCGGCAGCAAATGATTTATTTTGCAATTGCGGAAAGGGCTTCTGATAAAGATACGGCCAATTCATTGAAAGATTTTTCTACTTCTTTACAAAGTTGAGTTGCGAGCGACTTGGCTTCGTCCGATGCATCAGAGCTGGTGATGACAGCGTTGACGCTTTGTGCGAACCCATCCGCTACCCCTCCGAGAGAGGCCTGCAATTCATCGTAAATCTGGTAGTCCAAAATATCACCTCCTTTCGCACCAATTGTAGCACAAATGAGGTGAAGCGACTACCGGATTTAACACCCCACAAAACGAACGAGGAGAAATTATGACACTGAAAGATATTGAAGAAATGACGCGCGAACGGATTGGAACAAAGGAGATTGCCGCACTATACGGCATGTCTCCGGGTGATGTTCTGAGAAAGGCGCATTCAGACGACCCAGAGCAACGATGGCCATTCAATTTCACTTGGAACGGGAATCGCCTTATGGTTCCAAGGGAAGCGTTCCTTGCGTGGGCACGTGGCGTGAGAGGTAACGAAAATGGACAAGCCTAACCCGTTCTGCCTGCGTCTCCCGCGCGGCCTGCGTGGATGGACAAGCCTTATCTATAAGGTGGTGCTGATTGCAGCTATGCTACCTGTACTGGACGGCCTGCAGGCGATAGGCCGGGGCAACTCGGACATGCTGCCGGGGCTTGCAACGCTGGCGTTTGGGCTGGTGCTAGTGCTGGCTGGGATTGGTGGGTACATATCGGTGAGAGAGGAGGATTTCAATTGAAAGTACCACATTGTCCTGAATGGCTGCAAACAGTTGCACTTGTGCTGTCTGTTTTGGCACTGATCATATCATTCATGCGTTAGAGGAGGACAAATAAAGTGAATCAGGTTGCACGCGAAGAACTCAAATATGTTAAAGAAATACGCGAAGTCAAGGACATAAAAGAAGTTGCGCAGATGCTATCCAGTGGAAAGTGGATCGCAATCTACGCAACAACGAATGAACCGTTTGTATTTTCTATGGGAAGAACTGCTGATTGATCCTATGTAGCGGTCACGGCCTTTTAGCTTCTCCGCGCATTCCATTCCATCCAAGAGAATATACAATGCACGAATCTTCTCCGGATGGGAGTGCTACAGTATTTAGCAAAATCCAACCAAGATTTAAGTACTGTTGAGCGCTATCAGCGCCTAAAGCATCTACCACATCGGAAATGCACGAATAATCAAAGTCCATGTCATCACCTCCTTGTTCATAAGGATACCATGTAGAAATTTGAGGTACAAGTTAAATATGTACACAAATGAAAAAAGCCCTGCCCGCGCTACCAACACGGACAAGGCAACAAAGAAAAATACACTATCTATAAAATACACCGAAAGAGGGCGTTTGTCAAATGGCATATAGTAACGACGAATTTGCGTATGGCATTTTTGCGCCGGAGTTATCGCATGCGGATGAGCTGAAAAAAGAGCGTATTGAAGAACTTCTTGCCAAAAAAGATGCACTCCAGACTGAACGCTTTGAACTGGATGCTCAAATCGAAGAAATAGACGAGGAGCTGGCAGATCTGGAGGTGGGAGCTTGAATCCCATCACGGAGGATTTCCCAGCTGGCATACAGGAATTTGAAGCGCTGTATCTGACGGATCCGTTTTGGTTCCCAAAAGGGAAAAAGGTCTGCAGGTACTGCCTGATTGGATGCCGGTATGAGGAGGATTTTAAACGGTTCAGCTGCCGGTTCACAGGTGAATGGCTGCTGGAACCATTTAAGGAGCGCGGGCACTTTTGCCCGCTGAAGGAGAAAAACAATGGAGAGAAATGACGGTAAAATCCATATCCCAGCGAGAACCAAAAAGTACACCAACAATAACCGTGCACAGATTTGGATAAGCACGGAAGCATATAACGCATTGGTTGACGTGTATAACGAGAGCACGCTTTCGATGACACAGCTCGGCAGCATATTCATTTTGAACGCAGCTGAACGTGTCGTGTTTGACAAGGAGGAATGACTTATCGGAATCCCTGTATTGATTCTAGGCGAGAGCGGGAGCGGAAAAAGCGCGAGCCTGCGGAACTTTGAGCCGGGTGAGATCGGTATTTTCAATGTGGCCGGGAAACCGCTGCCTTTTAAAAAGAAACTGCCGAGCAAAAACACAGATGAATACGCAAAAATCATGTCCGGCCTGCTGGGCGGCAAGTGCAAGTCTTTTGCTATTGACGATAGCCAATATCTGATGTGCTTTGAGATGTTCAGCAAATCGGCTGAGGTGGGATATCAGAAATTCACAGACATGGCATTGCATTTTTACAATCTCGTGCAGCTCGTTATCAAAAAACTGCCGGATGATGTGATCGTGTACTTTTTGCACCACGTGGACGTGGTGGACGGGCGAATCAAGGCAAAGACCATCGGTAAGATGTTGGATGAAAAATTGACGCTGGAAGGTTTGTTTTCCATCGTGCTGCTGTGCCAGACGGACGGGCGAAATCATCAATTTATCACGCAGAGCGACGGTACCACGACTGCGAAGAGCCCGATGGAAATGTTCGAGCCGGTAATTGAAAACGATTTGAAAGCCGTGGATGGAATCATCCGCGAATATTACGGACTGGAAAAGGCTGTAAAAGAAAAGGAGTAATGGAAATGGCAATTAAAAAACCTGATAACTGGGAAAATGTAAAAGCCGCAGCGGAGCGGGAAAAACTGCCTGTGGGAGCATACATCTGCAAAATTTTGAAAGCAGGAGTACGCACATACGAGAGCCGCGACGGCAGCAGCACCTTTGAAAAGCTGGAGATCGCATTCGACATTGCAGAGGGAGATTTTACAGGGCACTACAAGAAGGATTTCGATGCGCAGCGCGGCGAGGACAAGAAGTGGAAAGGTGTGCTCCGGCAGTATCTCCCCAAAGACGACGGCACGGAAAATGACGAGTGGACAAAGAGCGCACTCAAGGCGCTGATCGAAGCTGTCGAAGAAAGCAATATCGGGTACCATTTTGATTTTGAACACGAAGAACAGCTCAAGGGGAAGATGGTCGGCATTTTGTTCCGCAACGAGCAATGGGCCATGGGGACGCGCAATGGATGGAAAGCGCAGCCGTTTAGAGCACTGACGGTAGAACGAGTGCGTAATGGCAAGTTTACTCTGCCTGCTGACAAGCCGAACAAAAATGCCGTGAGCATTGACGTGGCTGCGGATACAGATGATTTCGCCACCATTGACGATGACGAAGATTTGCCCTTCTGATGCATCCGGTAGAGCAAAAATCCGTGCTTGACAGCATGGTGATACTGGTGGACACACGGGAACAGGACACGCCGCGTCTGCGGCTTCGTTTAAAGAAAATGGAATGCCCGTACGAGAGGCAGAAGCTGGACTTTGGGGACTATTCCGCGAAGTTCCGGATGCCCACAGGCGACTGGTGGAGCCTTGCCGGGCGTGTGGCCGTGGAACGGAAAATGAGCCTTGACGAGTTGTGCCAATGCTACACGCGCAGCCGGGACAGGTTCACACGCGAATTTGAACGCGCGGCCGGCATGGGCGCGAAAATCTATCTGCTTGTGGAAAACGGCTCGTGGGAACAGGCATGGGACGGTGAATTTCGCACGAGAATGACGCCGCAGGCGCTGATAGCAAGTATGACGGCGTGGCTGGCGCGGTACAACTGCCAGCTGCTTTTCTGCGAGCCGAAGCTGAGCGGGCCGTTGATACGCGAAGTGCTGTACCGGGAAGCAAAGGAGCTTTTGGAAAGCGAGGCATTCTGATGGGGCGTGCGGTGGACATTATCAAGGGCAGCCTTACGATGCGGGATATCTTCGCCAAGTATGGCTTTGAACAGAATCGTGCAGGCTTTATCGTATGTCCTTTCCACAGCGAGAAAACCGCGAGCCTTGGCACATACGCGAATGACAAACGCTGGAAATGCTTCGGATGCGGCGCCGGGGGCGACGTGATCAGTTTCGTGATGAAGCTGTTTGAACTCAGCTTTTCACAGGCGGTCATACGGCTTGGCGCGGATTTCGGGTTTACAGATGATGAAAAGACTGATACCCGCGCCATGGCCGTTCAGCGCCGCGCACAGCGTGCAAAAGAGCTGGAAGAGCTGGAGGCATACAGGAAAGAGTGGGACAGCCATATGCTGCGGTATAGAGCCTGTGAGGAAGCGGAGAAAGACTTCCGCCCGCCCTTGGGCAGTGAAACAATGTATCCAAGCTATATTGCCGCTGTGCGTGGTTGTGAAGACGAATGGGAGTGGCTGCAAGGCCACCCTTGGAGGTGATTTGAATATCACAGGAAATGACGATATCGCCCTATACAAAGGACGATTTTTTAAAAGGGACGAAGCCGTTCGAGGACGTTTATGCGCACAAAGCAGACCCGTTTGTACATGACCGTGCGTTGGAACAGATGACGATTTGGGCAAAATCGGTCGGCGTGAACGGCTTCAAAAAACTCTATAAGGCATACATAGACAGCCTGCGCATCAAAAACAAAGAGATCATGGTGCCGAATGTCACGCAATTCGATGGACAGGAAATGGAACTGGATTCCGGCCGCTGGGTGGCGGATGAATTTGGGATAAGAACGGATGGTCCATATGGCTCGGATATTGAGGCGTGCAATCATCCGATCATGCCGGTGCTGCGGCTCGTAAACATCGACACGGGCGCAGAGAAGCTTCAGATTGCCTATCGAAAGGGCAAGCAGTGGCGCAAAGTCATAGCTGAAAAAGGCGTGTTGGCCAGCGCAAATAAGATATTGGAGCTTGCAAACGTGGGCGTCGCTGTGACGTCTGAAAGCGCAAAGCACCTGGTACAGTATTTCTATGACCTCGAATCTTTGAACTATGATCGGATCCCTGAAAAAAACAGTGTGAGCCGCCTGGGATGGATTGAAGATGAGGGTTTTTCGCCCTACGTAGAAGAACTTGTATTTGACGGAGACGCAAATTTTCGAACATTTTTTGAGAGCGTGAAAAAACGCGGCAGCATGGAAAAATGGCTCGGCATGGCACGCGGCATCCGGCAGAAGAGTGTATTTGCCCGCGTTATCCTTGCATCGGCGTTTGCGTCTGTCCTGGTAAAGCCGCTGGGCGGTCTGCCGTTCTTCGTACACCTTTGGGGAGGCACGGAATCCGGCAAGACCGTGGGCCTTATGCTGGCAGCCAGCGTATGGGCAAACCCTGAAATCGGGCGTTTCATCCACACATTCAACAGCACTGCGGTTGGCCGGGAAAAGTCTGCGGCGTTTGTAAACAGTCTGCCTCTGATACTGGACGAGCTGCAGATCGTAAAGGACAAGCGGGAGTTTGACAAGGACATCTATATGCTCTCGGAGGGTGCAGGGCGCACCAGAGGCACGAAAAGCGGAGGGGTGGATAAAACCCCTACCTGGGCAAACTGCATCCTTACAAGCGGAGAAATGCCTATTACAGGCGCGGGCAGCGGCGGCGGTGCGGTAAACCGTATCATCGAAATAGAATGCCGGGAAAAACTGTTTGAAGACCCGCGCGGCGTTGCAGATACCGTTCGTAAAAACTACGGCTTTGCGGGGCGTGCATTTGTTGAGCACTTACAACAGGACGGTGCAATGGAGCGCGCTGCCGATCTGTTTAAACGGTACAGCGTACAGCTTGGCGAGGGAGATACCACGGAAAAGCAGGCTATGGCTGCGGCGCTTGTGCTTACAGCCGACAATCTTGCAACAGAGTGGATTTTTAAAGATGGCCGCGCGCTCACAGCCGGTGAAATCAGCGAATTTCTGCGAACCAAGGCAAGCGTTTCAGCGCATGAGCGCGGATATCAGTATTTATGCGAAACGATCAGCCAAAATGCGAACAAGTTCCTTGGCGGAGATGCCCCGGTGAGCGATGTTTGGGGACGGCTGGAGGACGATGATACGGCGATCGTGATACGGAAGGTATTTGATTCGATATGCGCAGACGGAGGATACAACGCGCAGGCGCTGTTGAGCTGGCTCGCGCAGAACAACTACCTGCAAACGAGCAAACCGCATCTGACGAAGACTGTCAGAATCAACAACATCCCCACCAGATGCGTGGTTTTGAGGCTCCCGCAGCTTGAAAATGACGATTTTGAGCCTTTGGGCTACATTCCGGACTGATTTGTAACCACTCAAACTTCTACTGGTTACGTTTTGCGTTACAAAAAAATGGCTCAACAGAGCCAAAAATCAGACCTTGTAACCACTGTAACCAGTGTAACCACTGTTTTGATATACATATCACGTACGAAACATATATGCTGGTAAAAAATGGGTTGTGTGTGTTCGCGCGTATAGGAGTTTCCACAAATAGTGGTTACAGTGGTTACATACCTTGAAAAATGGCTTTGCAAAGCCAAAAAACACGTAACCAGTGGGGTGGTTACAAGGTGGATACGAGTGGTTACGATGACTGAGGAAAAAACAATGGATTTTAAACAAATTGAACATTCCGTGCTGAAGTTTGAACCGATGCCGGATAACGCGCCTCTGCATGAACAGATGTGTTATTTTGCGCTCAGACATCTCTATGAGGATTATAGACGAGGCGTTGTGAATGTGCAAGCGGCGCATGATGAAAAGGTACGGCTTCGGAATGCATTTGAACGAGCTGTCAGTACAGAACATACCCGTGACATGCTGCGAGATGAATGGCAGACCGGATTAAAGGTGTCGAACGAGTTTCGCATTCGGCTGCATAAGGCGCTGGAAAGCGGAGAAGGAATTGACGTGCTGTTTCCACTAGCCTGCACATGCATTGCGGCTACCTGCACGAACGCGCAATGTGCGAACCACGGTAAAATCGTGGAGCAGCGACGGGCGTATCTAATCGGAGGCGAGCCGGGCGAATAGCCCGCGCTTCAAATAATTCGCAGGCAACGCGGAAAAATCCAATCGCTTTCCAAGCGTAAAAAGGAGAAAAATGGACGAGAACATGAACACTACAGAAGCGCAGGTACAGGAAAGCGCCGTGCCTGACGCAGAAGCCGTTGCCGCAGAAGAAAACGCAGCGGCATCCAAGCCTGAAACTTCGGTGGAGAATGAAACAGGCGCAAACGAGGCTGAACCCGCCAAACAGCCGCAATCTCCGGAAGAAAACGCAAGGTTTGCCGCCATGCGCCGCCAGCAGGAGGCACAGCAGCGGGAAGAACAGATTTTCCACGAACTCGTAGGAGACGCGGTCAACCCGAATACCGGAAAGCCGTTTGCATCCAAGGCGGAATTTGTGGCATGGCGTGATGAAATGGCAACACGCCAGCGCGCACAGGCTGCGCAGATGGAGCCGGAGGCTTTCAAGCAGTTTGAAGCGCAGCTTCGTGAGCAGATTAAAGCCACAGACCCGGAGATTCGGGCGCAGGCAGAAGAATTGCAGCGACATCGGCAACGGGAAGCACAGGAGCAGTTTTCAAATGATCTGAAAGCCATCCGAAAAGCATACCCGGACGAGAAAGCCAAAAGCGTGGACGAGCTGGGCGTTGAATTTTTGAAGCTGTGCGCGAGCGGCATCAAACCGCTTGTGGCCTATGAGGCCATCCGGGCCGAAAAAGCGCGCAGCACGCCGAACCCGCCCAGTATGGGAGATGTAAAGCCGACATCTTCCGGAGAAAAAGAGTTCTTCACGCGCGAAGAAGTGGCAGCGATGGACCAGGCGACGGTAAGCAAAAATTACGAAAAAATCAGAAAATCCATGGGAACATGGAAGTAAAGGAGGAGTTTTAAACTATGGCATATCAGAATTTTATTCCCACCGTATGGGCGGAAGCCATTAACCGGGAGCTGGAAAAAGCGCTCGTATATGCAGAGGGCTGCAACCGCCAGTATGAGGGCGAAGTAAAGGCGATGGGAGACACGGTACGCATCCTTGGAGTGGGAAAGCCCACCATCACCACAACCACTGACAAAGCAATCACACTGAGCGACCCTGAAAACGTGGATGACACCAGCGTGACACTCGCCATCAAGCAGATCAGCTATTTCAACTACAAGGTAGACGATATCGACAAGCGGCAGGCTGTGGGCGGCGTGATGGAGGCGCTGAACAAGGAGGCGACTTACGGCCTTGCGGACGAGATGGACAAGCACATTGCCGGCATGGCGGCAACACGTGAGGCGGTGAAGTACGCGTCCAGCGCAACATCTATCACCAAAAGCAACGTGCTGGAGGAGATCGACAAGGCGCTGGAAAAGCTGTACGGCAACAACGTGAAGCCCAACGGCAAAATTATGATGGAGGTGCCGCCCTGGTTCTACATGCGCCTGAAGCAGGCGTACACGGCGCTGGACACCGACAACAGCAAAATGCTGGAGAACGGCCGCGTGGGCAAGTACGGCAACGTTATTGTAAAGATGAGCAACAACGTCGACGTGGATTCCAGCGCAAACAGCCTTATTACGGTGCACACGGACAAGGCAGTGGCGTTTGTGAACCCGATGACGCACGTGGAAGCGTACCGCCCGGAGAAGGGCTTCTCCGACGCGGTGAAGGGCTTTGTGCTGTATCAGGCGAAAATCGTGCGGCCCAAGGAGCTTGTGGTGCTGAACTGCAAGGCCGGGGCTTAATGGAAAGGAGTTTTGAAACATGGCTGCAACTGCAATTGCTTTGACAAAAATCCCCTTGAACGGCGGGGTGGAGCTGCCCGCTACGGCTGCGCTGGACGGCACGGCCGGGGCGGAGATTCAGTTTGACGGGCAGGACACGAAGATCGTGATCCTGATTGAGAACGGCGGCTCCAGCGCCGGGGACGTGACATTCAAAGCCGGAAATGGCATTCAGGGCGTCGCGGACCTTGTGGTGAACGTGGCGAACGGCAAGACCAAGGCCGTGGTGCTGGAATCCGGTGCGTTTAAAAAGGCGGGCAAGGTATATGTAACGGGCGCCGCGACCATGAAGGCGGCGGCGCTGCTGCTGCCGTAAGGGTGCCGAACGCCGCGCCCGCGCGGTGAAACAAAGCGAAAGGACGCCCCCGCCGGGAGGAATGCGAAAGCATGGCCCGGCGGGGGCATTTTTGCGCCGAAAAATGCGCCGAAAAAGAGGACGTACGCAGACGGAATGGAGGCAAGGCCGGGGTGCGAGCGCGGGGCCACATTTGAGCGAAGCGAAAATGGGGTAGCGAGCACGTTGCCCCCGGCGGGGGCAACGACCGGCCAGCCCGGTTTCGCCGCAGGCGAAATGCGACCGAACGGGAGCAAGGGCCGGGGTTTTGCCGTTGGGGCCCCGGCGCG